CTCTAACTCTGGAATATTTTCAAGTTTATTTTTTAATATTCGGGATTCTTTCATCCAACTATTAGCAGCTGCTTTTAGTTTTTCATATTTTTCACGGGAAACGTATTTACTCATTTTGTTATAGATGAAGGTACCTTTAAATTTTTAAACGAAATTATGATCTTTATAATTAGAGTAACTATTTCTCAATACTAATCTATTTTTAAAAGTACATGTTTTGTTTTTCTTTTCATGTAAAAAATTGAATTGTATATCGTTTATTTTTATTCTATTAAATTTGCGAGTAATGCCATCTATTATTAATAAATTACAAACACTCCAGCTCCAATAATCATATTTATCTTTATTAGAATATTTTTGAATATATCTATCGATACAATTTTGTAAAATAATACTATTTTTATCAGAAAAAATTAAATGAGGATTTAACTGGAAATGAATATAGTGTGGTTTAAAATTCATAGATATACACGTCACAAAATCATCTTTGTCATCTACATATTTTTTTAAAGGAGAAATAGGCTCAATATCAGAATCAACATAATATCCACCATATTTATTTATAATACATACACGCCAAAAATCAGACTTTATAGGACCATCCTCAAGAAAATCAAAAATATCTAAATGCAATTGAGAATATTCTTTAAGTAAGAACTCTCTACACATTGTATCATCATATAATTTAATATCATAATCAGGATTTAGTTTTTTCCAATTACCAGAGTAAACTTTAATATTCTTTAAAGTCTTGTGGCACATATAAATTACTTTAGGTATCATTTATCATCTAAATAAAAATATTTAGATGATAATTTAAAAGAAAATATTCAATAATAAAACAATGTTTGATAATTGCGGTTTTAAACACTCTGATTTATTATTATTTGACACAAATCTTTTATTACGTCTTCAATGCGATTTTAATAAAGAAATATGTGATAAAATATTTAGTGATTTATCTGACCATTTATTTAATAAATGGTTAAAAACAGACGGAAATATTCTTAACTTTTTTAGTCAATTGGATATCAATAATCAAAAAAAAATGTTAAAATGGTCATTAAATCATATTAGTTAATATTATCAGAAGAACTTGGCGATGTTGTATAAGTTTGGATATTACAATCTCCTTGAGGTAAAACATTAATAAATACAGTCAAACCATTACCATATACCGACCCATTTATACTTTCAACACATTTTTCACCACAAATTTCTATTTGTCTTTTTTTGGCTTCAGATAATGATGTGTATATACCTCTGTGATATATAGTTCGAGAATAACCTGAAAAATTGTTATAAGAATAAACAAGAAAAAATGACATTTTAATTGAAATATTAATTAAATAATAATTTTTCAATTTATTATTTAATTAATATTGATTTGAACTTAAAGAAATAATAAATTCTAACAAAATGGATTCTGAATTAGAAGAAAAAATAGATACCCTTATTCAAAAAGCATGTAAAGATTTAAAAACGAGAATTATGAGAGAAGTTAGCAAAAGTTTTAATAAATCTCTCAAAGAGCAAGCCCGAGAACTTAAATCTAACTCATCAACATCTAAAAACAAAAAACAAGTTGCCTCTTCCACTGGAAGAGGTAGTAGTAGAGGTAGTGGTGGTAAAAAATCTCACAAAAATAAGGATGACAGTGATTCCGATTATTATGATGAATAAACATATTTTAAATACACTTGGATTTAAAATAAATTGAATTAAATTCCTCCTAATAATTTTTTAATATTTGACAATTTTGTTTTCGTATCTTCTAATTCTTTTTCTGTATTTGTAAGTTTTTGTTTTTTATCTTCTAATTCCTTTTGTACTGTTTTTAATTTATCTTTATTATTATTCAACTCTTGTGATAATGTCTCATTAATATTTAATGAGTTATTTAAATTAGAGCTGGTTTCATTTAAAAGATCTTTAATTTTATCAAAAAACAAGTTTGTATTACACATATGATCATTGAATATTTTATCACTTTCATCTAAATTAAAAGTATTTGTAACTTTTCTAACAATTTTTTCATCCTCTTTCGGTTTATCATCTTTCTCATCTCCATCTTCATCTCCTCCCTCTTCCTCATCTTCATCTCCTCCCTCTTCCTCTTCTCCTCCCTCTTCCTCTTCTTGTTGATCATCTTCATCTCCTTCTTCATCTTCTTCTTCTCCTCCCTCTTCCTCCTCTTTATCTTTCTGTTGATCCTCTACATCTCCTCCCTCGTCCTCCTCTTTATCTTTCTGTCGCTCCTCCTCTTTGCTTTCATCAGATTGCTCATCTCCTTCTCCTTCTCCTTCTTCTTCAGAAGCGGTAACTTCTTCTACATTCTCAATCAATGTTGTGTCATATTTAAAATTCCATTTAGTACATAATTCTAATGATTCATCGTCAAGAGAAATTATTTCTTTCCCATCATATCTACCAATAACTACTTTTTCGGTAGCAGATTTAAATACAAGAGTAGAATCAGGATGCCATATACGATTAATAGTTTTATTCTTTTTTAGGATAACTCTACCCCTTGGTTTAGCTGCAGTACTCATTTTATAATAATATTAGAAGTCTTAAAATATCATATAATAAAATTGAAATTACAATAAATTTATTTATTGTAATTGAAATGACTTGTGTTTCAGACGAAAAGAATATTAAGAAATTAATACAAGAAACAATAAACTTTTCTCATAATAAAAAATTAATTGATGAAAATATGGCTCCAAATGCTAATATAATATATCATATTTACCAAGATGGAGAAATTACATCTCAAAAAGGAAGTTGGCATATGGTAAAAGGTCAGAATTCACATTACATTATCCTATTCACGGATATACAAATATTTGACTTTTTGTATCAGGTAAGTTTGGTTATGCTATTGTTACAGAAGAAAAAGCTTTATTAATCAGACAAATGATGATAAAAAAAATGAAAATAATTAGTAATTATTTTATTAATAGTAAAATGTCTTTTCCACTTGAAATCGAATTATATATTATTTCTTTTATTCCTTTTTCAGAATTGGCACTTGTCTGTAAAGAATGGGAAAAAAAAATTAATTATACTAGAAAGAAATCTTCATTAATTATTGAAAAATTTTACCTGAAGAATAAAATAAAAGATAATGTTACAAATAATACACAATTAATAAGACTTCTTTCTGTTAAATATGAAAATAAATATTTTTTACCTTATCCAGAATTATCTATTCGTAAACTTGGATTAAATACAGAATTGCTAACTCTGTTACCTCCTTTAAAAGACAGAAAAAGATCAGATGTAAAAACTTGGATGTTAAATATGCCAATTACTTTTTCTGAATGGCTTTACGTTGGAATGTAAGGGATATAAGAATATTACAGTTATTTTATATGTTATGATACATATAAAATATTTCTTTATCTCATTACTCAATTATACTAAATATCATATCACCACTATATTGCTCAGTACGAACTAATTTATCTTTATTAAATATATACACATTCACATTCATACCATTTTCCACCACACTATTAAACTTTGACCTATTCTTCTCCAAATCCTTTTCATATGTCCACGTACTCTTTACTTCTATAACAACATTCTCTGACTTTATAAACCCATCTGGATAATACCTACGCATCTTTCCTTCACTCTCAGGATCACTATACCAGATAGATTCACGATTCTTATACCCTACCTCAATATCATCCTCTTCATAACCTATACTCAATAAATAATCAAAACACCTTGGCTCATACCCTTGACAATACTCTTTACGACCACTTGGAAATATATACTCTTTCAAAGAATAACCAGACATCACCATTTTATTAAAAAACTCCTCATATTGTAATGGATGTTCTACTCCATATTTATCCAAACAAGTTTCACGAGATTTTTTTCTAATTTCTTCAGAACCAAGATATTCATACCTTTTCATATTATATTTTTCAATAAAAATATTATCTATTTTATTTCTAATCTCTTCTGTTTGTAAATATTTTTTAATTTTTTCAGATTGTAACGGATAATCAACTCCTAAATTTTGTCTACAAGTTTCTATTACTTTTTCTCTTATATGTTCGCATTGTAAAGGGTATTCTACACCGTAACGCTTAACACAAGTCTCGTGGATTTTGTCAAATGATTCTTTAGAATGAAAAGCAAATTCAATACCATATTTTTTCATATTAGTATCCATTGTTTTTTGTAATATTTCTTTTACCTTCATATGGTGGTCTACGCCGTGTTTTTCTAAATTAGTGTCTTTAATGCGTTGTTTTATTTCTTCTGATTGAAAAACATTTTCTACACCATATTTTTCCAGATTAGTTTTTGAAGCCCTTTGTTTAGAACAATGTTCGCATCTTCTACCCCTACGAAATTCACTTAATGACATATGTGCTTGTTTTTTACAGTTAGAGCAGTTATAGTATAATTTTGTTTTGTTATCCTTATATTCTTGTTTTGGAAGAATTTCACCATTCTCTTCCCATAATTTTCTAGCGAATTCATAGTCATTTTTGTTATTTCTTTTTGTATTCAAGCACTTGATACATCCTTTCCAAGTTTCTCGTATATTATTAGTGTAAGTCTGACTTTCATTACCACAGGAGCATCTATATTTAACGATTCTTCCCTTTTCAAATGATAAAAGTTCAGCGTTATTTTTCTTAAATAATTCTAATATTCTATTTTTAACCTTTTCTGATACTGTTCTTGGCATTTTTGTATTTTATATGTATGATAACATATAAAATCGTTTTTGTTTTTTTGTATTTTTTTTGTATTTTTTGAAGTATCCGAATCTCTGGAGGCGCACTAGAGCACAGGGAAACCAAGAGCACCGCCAGAAATTCTGATGATATTGTTGTTGACAGCGGTGGTAACGAACTCCCAGTTTTGGGGGAAATCGCCACCGGTGGGAACACCGTGATCGGGGCGGACAACGGGGAAGCCACCAGTAGAAGAGAGGATAGCATCGGGAGAAGCCTCGGGAGAGATACTGACGTTGGTGAGTTTACCGTAGTTAGTAGAACCTTCGGGATCAAGGCAGATGAAATCGAGAGAGTAGGAGTACATGTGGTAACCAGTCTCGAGAGGGATGACGGGTGCGTGGTACCAGGGGTTGATGAGAGAGAAGTAGTCAGAACCCATTTGAGAAAGACGGTTGGTGTTCTCGTAAACAAGAGAAGTTTGGAGAATGGGGTCAACCATAGAGGGAGAGCCGAAGTCAACGGAAGCGTAGCTGGGTACGGGGGTACCGGCAGTGTAGTTGGACCATTGAGAGCGGACAGTCATGTTGCGAGCACCGAAGAAGAATACCTTGATGGCGTGAGAGAATCGGATGTCGTAACGGGGAGTGGGGTTGGTGTCAGGGGAGAATGTTTGACGAGGAGCGGTTTGGACTTGCTCGATGAGGATGTCACGGGGGGCGCAAGCCATACGTTTACGTTCGTCGTTAGAGACAATAGCGTAGTTAGCCCAGACTTGGACGTTGCTGACGCAAGGGCAGTTCTCAACAATATCGCGGTCGGTGGCCATACGAGAAGGAGAGCAATGACTTCCATCACCGACAATACCGATATCATCGACGATCAAGAGATCAGTCCAGTTGCGGAAAGCAAAAGTGATACGCATATCGTTGTAGGGGAGAGCAGCAGTGGGAAGGGCGACACCACTGTCACGAGTGTAGAAGAAGGGAAGAGGGAGATTAAGAGTGAAAGAAGGAATGTGACCATCAACACTGCTGGCTGCGGATACACCACTGGCAGCAGGAGCGTGAGGAGCGGTAAGTTCATCGAAGTTACCAATCATATTGTTGTAACCAGTACGTTTTCCGGCGGGGACAGTGAAGGCAGTCCAGAAATCGAGATGGAAGTTATCAAAACGAGCAGCAACCAAGTCGTTGAAGGTGATGCATGCCTCGCGGATGATGTTGTGCATAAAATTTCGGGTCCAACGGATGCGAAGGTTTTTATTAGCGTTAGGGAAGGCGGGTTCATCACCAGATCCGAAAACTTCGGGGTTAGGAGTGATCTTGGGAGTAGTCAAACGAAGCCAAGTAGCCAAAAGGTAGTCACCAGCACGAGAGATGCTTACAGACCAGTCAGTATCGAAACCAGGGTTACCACTGGCGCGAGAAAGTACAACTGGTACTTGGGTGAACCAAGTAGATTTGCGAGTTTCGCGAACGAAGTAAGCAGTGGCATCGGGACCACCGTACATATACTTCTCGAGCTCGTCAAAAGTGGCAAGATCAATAAATCCTGAAGTTACGTTAGAAGAACAAATAGTCATAGTTTTTTATAAAAGGCAAGATTAAAATATTTTTTTATAAAAAAATATAATAAGGTGTATCTTTTTTAAAAAAAAATATTTAAGATTAAATATACTTGAATGAAAATAAATTTGTCATTTTGTAGTAAAAATTCTATTCACAATTGTTGTAAATATGAATTTATTGGTATTTAGCATTTTTATTATAAAATATTAATAATTAGAGTATTTAATATTTGTATATCATAGAATCTTAATACAATACGATTAAATCAACACTTAAAAGTTACATATAAAACAATTAGAAAAAGTTATGTCAGTATCTGAACTTGATATTTTAAGTATAGATACTAAAATCAAAGAGCAGTTCAAGAATGAATATGAAAAAATAGAAGATTACAATAGAAAAATAAAAGATTTACAAGTTTCTTGTAAAAATAATATTTCTATTAGCTCTGTAAAAAAATTAACTAATAATATTAAAATTTTAGAAAAAAAGGTGAGTGAGATAATTTCCAAAGAGAAATTATATTTTTACATAGCGGAAACTTCTGATTTAATACAAAGGTACAAAAAAATTTTACATACACCGATTAAAAAGACTTTTATGGGAGGACGTCAGAAAAATAATAAAGAAAAAAATACAGTTATACGTGACTATTTGAAAATCGCTCAAAATTATACTACATTAGATGTGGATTTACATATGAAAAGTAAAAAAATAGAGTGTAATAATTGTCCTAATAATAAACAATTTGATATTATTGACGAAAGTGTCTACATTTGTTTAAGTTGTGGATCCCAACAAGAAATATTGTTACATACTTCATCGTATAAAGATATTGATAGAATTAATATATCAGCAAAATACACATATGATCGGAAGGTTCATTTTAGAGACTGTATTAATCAATACCAAGGTAAGCAAAATAGTACAATAAATCCAGATGTTTTTACAAAGTTAGAAGAGCAGTTTTATCGTCATCATTTATTATTAGGAAATAAAAACACCCCAAAAGAGGTTAGATTTTCAAAAATAGAGAAGGAGCATATACATCTTTTTCTAAAAGAATTAGATTATACAAAACATTATGAAAATGTTAATCTTATTCATTATCATATGACTAGTAAAAAACCAGATGATATTTCACATCTTGAAGATAAACTACTTGATGATTTTGATGAGTTAACAGAGCTATATGATAGAAAATTTAAAAACAAACCTGGATTTAGTAGAAAAAATTTTATTAATACTCAATATGTGTTATATCAATTTTTACTTCGTTATAAACATCCATGTAGAAAAGATAATTTTACTATTCTAAAAACAGTTGATAGAAAATCATTTCATGATGATATTGCTAAGAAATGTTTTGAAGAATTAGGATGGAATCATAATCCACTTTTTTGATAAACGTTACTTTACAAATTCAAGGGTTATAACATCATATTAACATTTCAATTTTTAAAGAAAAATTGAAATTTATAAAAATACCTTATAATAAGAAAAATGTCATCTGATAATAATAATAATAATAATAATAATCCGATAGGTACAATATCAAGAGGTGAAGATTATCAAGAAGTGACTCAATCATTATTTGGAGATATTACTATTTTTGAGCCATCTTTTTTTAATCAAGTAGTAAATTTTTCAAGACACGAAGATCCCAGTTGGGTAATTAATAGATTTTTACGAAGTGTTAGTAATGTTGAGATAGTAGACAATTTATTGAATGGTATAATGGAGACAGAACGAATAACGGATAACAGAATGATGGAAATAGCAATGAGAGAAAGTCTCGATGAATATAAGACACAAGAAAAGAAACCAGATGTTGAATTATGTGTTGAAGGAGAAATAGCAACAAAAGATCATTTGGATAAATCATGTGTTATTTGTAAATCAGACTTTGAATTGGATGAGAAAATTACTGTATTAGAATGTAAACATATTCTTCATACTGAATGTATAGCTGAATGGGTTAAATATAAATCTGAATGTCCCACTTGTAGAGCAAAAATACACACAACATTTACAGAGCAAGAAGAAAAGAATATTGATTAAGATTCGGTAGAGGAGTAATTACTTATTAAAATATTTTATGGAGCAGTATAAAATACTAATTGTACTTATATATCTTGTGATATATAAATGTTTACTAAATTTAATAAAATATGGCAAAAATATGGGTTTGAAATAATATTAGTAGGGTGTATTATTTTTATATTAATGTTCGCTTTATTTCGTATTGGAAAACCAGGATCATGGTCGTCTTCTTATACATATATACCAACAAATAAACATAAGTCATCCTCTAACTCATTCTCACCATCTGGTCAAAGTCCTAAAAAAGAAAGTAGAGGAGAAGCAGAATGTAGGAGAGTTCTTCAAAAATATTTACAAAAGCCATTTCCTAACCGTAGACCAGATTTTTTACGTAATCCAGTTACAGGAGGAAACTATAACTTGGAATTAGACTGTTATGATGAAAATTTAAGATTAGCGGTTGAATACAATGGTGCTCAACATTACAAATATATTCCTTACTTTCATAAAAATAAAGAAGCATTTTTAAACCAAAAATACAGAGACGAGCTTAAACGTCATTTGTGTAAAGAAAATAAAATTACATTGATAGAAGTTCCTAATACAGTTAATTTAAACAATATTGAATCTTATTTACTTGGTAAACTAAGGATGTTAGGTTATGTTAATTAACAATATTCACACTTTTCACCATTACACTTACAGTCATAGCAAATATATATAATATCATTATCTTTTTTACAAGTAAATCCTATTATATTTTTATTACATATTTGACACATATTAGTAGGATTATTTTTTCCCAAACAGTCTAAACAATATGTAAATAAACTTTCTTCATAATTTTTTATTTCACTTAACTGAATATTATTTTCTTTAGTGCCACAACTTTGACAAACATAATTATTCAGATATTTTTTTAGGTGAGGTGGAGCTGGTATACCAATACAAACTCCACCTATTCCTCTTGAGCATGATCCACATGATTGGCTCATTGGATTACATTCTCCTCCGCAAAAACAACATTCACCAATTTCCATATTTTCATCTGATTCTGATTCATAATTAAGTTCTTTGTGTAGCATTTTACAAAATAAAAAATTAATATTTTTATTTCATTTAAATATTTTAATAACCAAAAATATTGTTAACATAAAAAAAATTAAAACTACTAAAAATACTACTAAAAAAGGTATTTTAGAAAATATTTCACTGATTTTTGATTTTTCCCTAGTTTCAATAATATAATTTAATCTTTGTAGTAGAGAAATACTATTTTCAATTGAATCATCATATATATTTTCATCTGATTGTAAAAAGCATCTTTCTAAACTCATTCCATTTTTATTTTTGGTAGGAATACATCTATTATTTGGGTCAAAAAATTTAAATTTCGGAAATCCATTTTTATCTTTTGGGAATTCATATATTTTATACGGACTGTTTTTGTATGATTGATAGTAACTACTATCAAC